CTGCGTGATGCACCAGCGGCTGCTGCTATTGCTAATGCTACGACTATTACTGAACTTAAAGCTGCTTGGGATACATCAGTACTTGGTGCAAGCCCTTACTAATAGGAGGCTATAATGGCACTAAGTACAATTAAAACAGCAAGTATAGCTAATGATGCTATTACTTCTGATAAAATAATAAACGATGGTAATCTAGGTGTTAGAAACCTCATCATCAACGGTGCGATGCAGGTGGCACAGCGAGGTACTAGTGGTGCAACTGGAAATGGCTACAATAGTGTTGACAGGTTTAGAATAGCTAGTGGTGGTACTAGCCAGTGGGCATTAACGCAAACCCAAGAAACCGATGCGCCGACAGGTTTTTCTAAATCAACTAAATATAGTTGCGTCACAGCAGAGACAACTCTAGATGCTGCTGATTGGGCGGGTATCCAATACACATTTGAAGGGCAGGACTTACAACATCTTTCATACGGTAGTGCATCAGCACAATCTATTACGCTGTCTTTTTGGGTAAAATCATCTGCAACAGGAACTTTTGGCGTTTCACTATTCCAACCAAATGACTCAAGAGTAATTGGTTCAACTTATACGATATCATCAGCAAACACTTGGGAACAAAAAATTATAACATTTGCTGGTGATACTACAGGTATAATTGATAACGTGAATACTGAAGGGCTGCGTATATACTGGCTTTTAGCGGCTGGTTCAATTTATACAGGAACAGATAATACTTCTTGGAAAGCCTATACTAGCAATGCCTTTGCTGATGGTCACGCAGTAAATTTAATAGACAGCACTTCAGATAATTTTTATCTCACAGGCGTCCAACTCGAAGTAGGCGACACAGCCACGCCGTTTGAACACCGCAGCTATGGCGATGAGTTTGCTAAATGCCAGCGGTATTATGAATATGGAAGAATTGCTCAGGTAGATACACCTGTAATAACCGGAAGTTTTGTTGTTTTAAAAAGGGCAGCACCTACTATGACAAGACTAGGTAATACTTGGACTGCTTCTGAAGGTGGAACTTTTGGGTCTTTAGATAATAGTACTTACTATGTAAGTAGTGGTGGTGTTAGCTACGTTGGCGGTCAGTGGTCGGCGGATGCGGAGTTATAGATATGGATAGTATAAACATTACATCAGCGCAATATATGTCTGTTGACGGTGAAAACAGAGGCATTAAAATTGTTGTTGACGGCGTTGAAATGTCAGTACCCCTCGACCCAGCCAACCGTCACTACGACGAGATACAACGTCAGGTAGAAGCTGGCACTCTGACCATAGCGGATGCTGACTGATGCAGATGACCAGCCTTATCGACACACTCATTGGCCTGGTTGTGGCTGGGCTTGCGTGGTTTCTGAGCGAGACTAGCAAAGAGCAAAAGCGGCTCAATATCCTGCTGAACAAGACCCGCGAGGAATACGCCACAAAGGACGATGTGCGCTCCGATATGAGGAATGTAATGGACGCTTTGCACCGTGTCGAAGATAAGCTCGACAAGGTACTTAGCCGCAAAGACTGATGTTTAAGGCAGTGGTGTTAGCCTGCTCTTTATCGACACCAGATTTGTGCTATGAGCTGCATGACTTTCGCGGCCCTTGGCCGTCCTATGAGGCTTGCGTTGAGCGCGTACATGAGATGGCACAGGACATTGGCAAACTGCCCGGCGACCTTCTAGCAAAATCTTACAAGTGCCTGCCGCTAAGAAAAGGAATGTTGTCATAGACCCGATCACGATAGGCGCTGCGCTCTCTGGGGCTACAGCCGCATTTAACACAATCAAGCAAATGGTTTCGGCTGGCCGTGAGCTGGAGAGCTGCATAGGCGACGTGTCTCGCTGGATGAAGGCCGCCAGCGACATCGACCAAGCCGAGAAGCAGGCGAAAAACCCGCCGCTGTTCAAAAAGCTAAAGGGCGCAGACGCAGTCCAGAGCGAGGCGCTACAAGTTTACGCCGCCAAAAAGAAGCTGGAGAGCCAGCGCGCCGAGCTTAAACAATACCTGCAAATGACTTACGGCCCGCAGGCTTGGGCTGACTTGATACAGCTAGAAGGCCGTATCCGTAAAGAGCGCCAAGAGATGATTTACAAGCAGCAAGAGGCGCGCCAGAAAGTCATAGAGGCTATTGCGATATGCGCACTTGGTGTTGTATCTTTTGGCATATTTTTTTGGATTGTATGGCTGGCGTCTAAAAATTGAGCGAAACCAGAACCGGGTTAATTGGCGAACACTGCGCGGCAATGTCGATCCTCTCACAAGAGTGGGCGTATGCCCCTGCACCACAGGATAAATTCGATGGAGTGGCTATTTCCAACACTAATAACGAAATGCTTAGGATACAAGTTAAGGCTTCGAGCTTTATACTACAAAAAGGCAAGCGAACTCCGTGCTATCATTTTCAACTTGGCTCTGGAAGCAAGAATAAGAAAAAACCGAATAACACAAAGGATTGGTCGGACTATGACATCTTGGCTTTATGTGGCATTAAACACCGTCACTGCGTATTCCTTCACGTCAGTCAAGTCAACCAGCTCAGTAAAAGGTTGCAGGGTCACCACTTTACTGCGGAAAACGAGGCAGACACTTGGGCGGCTGCTGTCGAAATTGCGAGGCAAGTAAGGCGATGAATAGAGACGCGCTAAGAGAGGAGCTGGCCGAAGATGAGGGCTGTAAATTCGAGATATATTTGGACCACCTCCATCTCCCAACTTTCGGAATTGGCCACTTAATTAAAGAACACGACCCAGAGTACGGCCTGCCGGTCGGCACTGAGGTCTCTGAAGACCGCGTGCGTAAGGCGTTCAATCTCGACATCGCCGTGACGGTTGAGGATTGCCGCCGACTGTGTGAAAACGTCGGCGTCGACTTCAACGAGCTTGACCTCAAGTATCCTGACGGCGCGTTGGCGTTGTGCAACCAGTGCTTTAACCTCGGTTATCCGCGCTTCAGCAAATTCAAGAAAATGTGGGCTGCCGTGGCTGAGGCTATGGAAGACCCGAAGGCGTGGCTGACTGTAGCCGCAGAGGCGGAAGACAGCCGCTGGTTTGATCAGGTGCCTAATAGAGCCAAGCGGCTCACGGCTAGATTTAGGGCTTTGGCGGATGACACCTCAGCAGCTTGACGCGTGGCGCGTAATCCCACGCCTGTTGATCCTGAGCTATATGCTGGTGTTCTATAAGACCTGCACCTGGTTTATGTCGCTGCCGGAGCCGAATAACGCTCAGGCCGGTTTCGTCTCGGTGATTGTCGGCGCGGGCGCGGCTTGGTTTGGACTTTACGTTAACAGTAAGGGTGACACAAAATGATGAGTTTATTAGGCAGCCTGTTAGGCTTTGGCACCAGCTTTTTGCCGGAGGTGCTTAACTACTTTAAACAACAGCAGGAACACAAGCAGCGACTAGAGCTGATGAAGGCGCAGTCAGAGCTGCGATTGAAGGAACTAGATTTTGAAGCGGATATTGAAGAAAGCAAGGGCATTTATGAGCACGACCGATCCATTGACGCTGGAGGGTTTGTTAATGCTTTACGCGGTTCTGTACGTCCTGTCATAACATACGCCTTCTTCGGCCTATTTTGCGCCGTGGAGGCTGTTATCGTCGTGAAGGTATTAGAGAGCGGCGGAGACTGGAAGGCCGCTGTGGAGCTTCTGTGGAGCGGTGAAACGCAGGGACTGTTCGCTGCGATTATGTCTTTCTGGTTTGGCAACCGCGCCGTCAGCAAATACCGCAAGTGACCACAACGCGTATGTCAAACCTCTAGCTTGGCTTTAGTTGGGCGCTTAAAAAACCCAAATTTCTGGTCATCCTTGCTTGGCTCGATTGCCGCAATAAACGACACGCGCTTGCCCTTCATAGCTTGGCCGGTAAGCCACTCGCCATTTTCCTCGGCGGGCTCATGCAGCTTTGATGGGATTGACCCCCAAACCTTAAAGCCGCTGTCATCACGCACCAGCATTTTCCACTGGCTGCCAAAGGCGGTCTCGCGGATGTCAGTTGAGATGATAACGCCGGAAACCTCGACACGACCGGCAGGGCAATCTGCGGCGGCTTCCCACTCTGCGGTACGCTCGGCGGCGCGCTGTTCTTCGCGTGCCATAATTTTGCGAACAGCAGCCTCTTGGCTTTCTGTCAGACTGCCCCACTCATGCAGCGCGTCGCGCATATCAGCGATAAAATCGCTACCACCACCAGCCACAAAACGCTCGATCTCTTTGCGCGTCTCATCCTCGGCGATCCAACGCTTGTTGCGCCCGATAGACGCGTTAGCTTTAATAGCGGCGTCACGCCCGCGCTCCCAAGCCTCGCGGTTTTCGATGTGCGTTGTATGTGTCATATCAAATCTCCCTTGTTACCCTACAAATATATGATGATATCATTTTAATATCAACCCTATTAATGAAAATAAAAACCCCCGCACAGTGGCGGGGGCTGTTAGCTCAATCGTATTTGTATCTTCTCTCAAACCTGTCGCCGGTCTGCATGTCCTCGTAGACCACCTTGTAGGTGTCCTCTCCGACAGGCTCAACCCGCCTGACCATTGCGGTGACTAGGTGCCCCTTTTCGCCTGTTACGCTGACGAGCTGGTCTTTTTCAAAGTGTGGTTTTTTTGTCATCTGTCTAACCCTTATGTTGTGACGAGTGATCTGGGGTGTTTGGCCTCTCGAACCAACGCACCCTTTTTCACAAGCTGATTTATTAACGCCTGAGTGGCTGTGACGCTGCGGCCGGTAATCTCCGCCAGTTCCCGCACCGTAGGGCTGACGCCCTTGCGGCGGCGGTACTGGAAGATGGCCAGACGCATTGCTTGTTGCTTTTGCGTTAGAGGCCTCACTGTGCGTCCTCCCTGATCACCAGCGTGCTCTGCCTCACCTGCCGAGCAGGCTTTGCCGGCGTCATTTTGGCCGGAGACGCCTTGTAGTTACGCATCGGCCACTGCACTGTGTAACCGACATTCCCGACCGACCCAGCGGCCTTTTCGTGACTGCCCATATATTCTTTCAGGGCTGCCTCGGCCTCGTCGATATCCTGCTCGGCTATCTTCTTAGCCTGACGTGCGTTGACTAGCTGCGCCAGCCACTCAGACATCTCGTCGTCTAGCGTCAGCGGTGGTGCGCCGTCGTCTACGCGGCTATAAGCCGTGTTGCCGTCGGAGCTGCTAACGACCGGATACCAGTCACGGTCACGCTTGCGACGCTCGAAGTCGTGGATCGTGTGCACGATGCGGGACTGCATAGCGACGTCGGCCTGATACATGAACAGCCTCAGCTCGCCACCCCTGAACAGGGTCGCGATTATGCCGGCGTCGACGCCAGTACACATCATCTGACCCTGCAATTGCCACAACCCACGGGCAGCTTGGGCGCTGTCTGTGGGCGGCGCCGAGGTGTTCTTTGCCTCCAAGATAACCTTGCCGGACAGCGTGACAGGGCCGTTGGGGCAGTAAATGCCCGCCGCAACGTCTGTGTTGTATGTGCCTGAGCCTGTCGCCAGCCCGTCTAGGCTGCAAGCAAACGGCAGCTCTGGGTGCATGAACGCGCTGTCAAACTCTAACTGCGCGTCGACCAGCTCAAGCCGCTTTATAGCCTCGGCCAAGATGACAGGCTCTAGCCTGTCACCCCAGAACGTCGCCTCGTTGCCGTTGAATGGGTCTGGGTCTGGTTCGTTGTCGATCACCGCGATAGCCTTTGCAAGCGCATCGTTGGGTGTCTTAAAGGGCGACATATTCATTGCTGCGGGCAGCACTGATGCCGTGAGAATGTCGTCTGGGGTCAACTTGCCTACCATTTTGCACCGCCAAATTTCTGCGCCAAGCGTTGACGCGCCGATGTTGCGGGCTTCTTCAAGTTTTTCCGGTTGGCGTACAGCTTTTCTAGCTCACGTCGGTTGACGATCTTGTCGATTGCCCACTCCCAGCCGCCGCCATAACTGCCGCCGACCCGCTTCACTAGGCCGACCAGCGCAAACCTGTGCAGGTGGCTTGAGATGGAGCTTGACCCCTCACGACCCCACGACGCCCACTGAGCCTTTAGCTCGCGTGACGTAAACGTCATGTCGTTTCTGCCGTAAACCTGCACCGCGAAGTCGTACAAGTCCCACGCTTTGATTTTTTGGGTGTACGACACCTTTTTCACACGACTAGCCTGAGCCGGCTCTGTCTTTGCCGGCGGCGCGGGCTGCGCCACAACCTCAGGCTCAGGTGTCTGATTAACCGTCGGGAAGGCGTTGCCGTTGACTTTGAATGGCATTGCCTCAGTCACACCAAAGGCGATGATTTTGGCGACGCTATCCCCGTCGGCAGGCTCAAAACTTATTACAATCTTTTCCATTTAATTACTCCCATTAAATTGAACCATTAGGTTCCACCAAGTGTACTCAGGCCCCATCACGTCGATGAACCCAAGCGCTATGACCAGCAGGATTGCTGCGCCAATTGCTTCAGACGCCCAGCGCATTAGCTGCGCCCCCAGCGTCCCTCGGACTTGCGGAGCTGCGTCGGCAGCTTTGTCTCGACACCCTCCGACCATCCGTTAATTTTAAGGCGGTGGTGGCTGACCACCACCATACCGGCAACCCATACCTCGCCGTCGCAAAACTGCACCTTGCGAGAGTACCGGCCGGCGCGGCTCTCAGCCTCGGCCAGCGCGTCGATCTTGTCGGCCAGCGGGCCGTCGACTGTTGGCACGGTAAATGGGCGGCTGACGATGTACCAATTTTCATCTGCTGGCATCTGATTACCCCTTCAATTCGATGACGTGGGTGACGCGCTTGGTCTTCCAGTGGAACTGGTCAACCGGCACTGACATATGCTGGTCAGAGACGATGCCGTCCTTAACGTGCTGCATGTGGCCGCCTGTGCGAACAATGTATGAGACACCGGCTTTGGTTTCCCACTCGACCCAAGATGCAAGTGTGCGACCCTTGGTGCGCGTCAGCTTGGCTGGGCGGTCATACATCCGGCAGAGCTTTACGATCTGCGGCACGTTAGTGCGACCCTGCCACCTTGCGCCGAGCTTAAAAGTCTTGCGGCACAAATCCATAATCTCATCGACGCTGGCGTTGACCGCGTGTGCTACTGCGGTTGGCCCACAATTTGGTAAAAGTCCTGACATATCAATCTCCCTTGGTTGGGGTGTGGCCGTTAAGCCACACCAAATTCGATTGCTGCTTCTGCGTGCAAGCAGCGCATTTCTTCGTCAGCCAAATCGGCGCGATACTGGTCATCGCCAGTAAGCCGGTCACGCTGCGCCTTGGTCATCCAAAGGAGATGCAAATCAAGGTCTTCGCAAATGTCGCCATCAACATTACGCTCGATTGCGTCAAACTCTGCGTCGGTGTACTGGTCTTGGCGGTTCCAATCAATTTTAGTCATTTGGTGATCTCCCTGTTGATCTGTACTACTCATGTACTATGTTGTGCCATAAATATTAGTATGCTACAAGAAAAAAACGCATCCAATATCAATTTAATTTCGAGGATATATAAATGACTGATATAAAACCACAATTACTGAGGCTTCGGGTGTCTACTTCAGACGCATTGAAGCAAGAATTGCAATTTTCTGCGCATCGGTCGCTGTCATCGTTGGCAGATGAGCTACTGCAAAAGGGGCTGGAAAGCAACGCCAGACAGCGCATGATGCAGGCCGAGATGGATCGTCAGGCAGGCCGCAATGGGTAAGATCAACAGCCGGTCAAAGGGCGTGCGCGGCGAAACCGAAGTCATCAAGATACTCACGGATGAGCTTGGTGGCGGGGCTGACAATCTCACATTCAAGCGTGACATCGAGCAGTACCGTCAGGGTGACTTGGGCGACATTATTTGCAGTGACCCCAACTTCCCCTTCACCATCGAGGTAAAGCTATACGCCAGAGGCTACGGCGCGCAGCCAGCTTGGTACGACCAAGTGTGCGTTGCGGCTCAGGCGTGCCACAAGCTGCCCCTGTTGGCATACCGCTACGACCGCGTGCCGTGGCGTTGGCGCTTCCCTGTCGCCGCGCTTATCGGGATGGCTGACTTTGTGCCGTCCGGCGACATATCCGAAATGTACGACTGGCGCTACGCGGTAGAAACAGACACCCACACGGCTATGATGATTATCAGGGAGCACCTGGCGGATGATTAGACCTAAATATGAGACGCAGGCTGACCGCACAAACGAGCAGCGGGTATCTGAAATCCTCAAAAGCAAGGGCTTCACGGTAATGAAACTGCCGATAAGCTACCAGCTTGACTGGGCTATCATCGACGATAGCACCGGAAAAATATCCAGCTTTGGCGAGGTGAAAACCCGCACGTTTAATATGGATAAATACCCGACCGCGATGGTCAACTTACACAAAGTTATCAAGGCAAACGACATTTCTGCTTGCACAGGGTTGCCTTGTTATCTTATCGTCCTTTACCTCGACGCGTTGGCGCGCATTGACTTTGCCAGCGAGTTCGAGGTGAGACCGGGCGGCAGGTCAGACAGAAACGATCCACAGGATCGAGACGTCTGCGCCTACTACCCAATCAGTGGGTTCAGAGTTGTAACCCGATTTTAACGTGAAACGTAAAACGTAGGAAAAACGAAAATGTTTGAATATCAAAGTGCAAATGGCGGAACCTCTGGCGGAGACCGCACACCAATCCTTAAATTTTCAGCTAAGGACGGCAGCTTCATTCTGGCCGACCGCGAAAACGTGGACGGACAGTGGACGACCCGAGAGACTGAGCTGGAAATGCCTACAAAAGTTGTGATGGATATGGCTGAGATCGAGCAAGGGTGGATGGCTTTCAAGCCGGCTCCAGATTTTGTGATGGTCAAGAATAACCAGCCACGCCCTGAGCGTCCTGACGAGGTCGACGCAAACGGCCAGCCGCTATACAAGTGGGGCTTTCGGGTCAGGCTCGGAAACAAGGAAATGGGGTTGCGCGAACTCAGCAGCTCATCGAAGAATGTTTACGAGCGAATGAAGTCAATTGCGTTGCAGTTTGAGGCCGGCAAGGCTGAGAACGCCGGCAAGGTTCCGGTCGTCACGATTGACGGCACGGAGCGGGTGACGCAGACTTTGAGTGATGGCCAGACACAGACTTGGCGAGTGCCAAAGTGGTCTGTGACTGGCTGGGTTGACCGTCCAGATTTGCTGGACGGCGGCCAAGAAAGCGTGCCGGAGGTGCCGGTTGCGCCAGCGGTTGAGGCTCCAACCTCGGCCTCCGCTGCGGGCAGCGACGACTACTTCTAGCACGTCAGGCACCAGCGGCTGGGTTTCCCTCCCTTCCCCAGTCGCTGGTGCCGCATTTAATAAGGGGCAAAAGGGGGTGGAGGGTTAATTATGCAATTCGATTTATTCGAGAAATGGCGAAAGCGAACCGGATATAAAATGGCAGACAGGCCAACCGGATATCGCGGTAAAAAATTTGATGAGGTCTGTTTTCAGCGTCAGTTGCGAGACAGCCTAGATGACGGCAGGTCGCGCGCATCCCTTGATAATGCAGTGATGCGAGAGATACCGTTTAAGTCGGCACAAGAATTTATTTTGAAATACGAGTGGCTCGGCACGATGGGGACGACAAAGTTCTCTTTGGGCATGTTCGACGGCGATGACTTAACTGGCGTTATGTGCTTTGGCCTTACAGCAGGAACAGGCGCGTTGTCAGAGGTCTTTGGCGAAAAGAATAAGCAGTTCGGTCTAGTGCTTGTGCGCGGCGCTTGCGCCAGCCACGCGCACCCTCACAGCGGAAGCTGGATGGTTGGGCAGGCAAAGGCGGAGCTGGCACGGCGCGGATACTTGTTCATTATTGCTTACTCTGACCCTGAGGCTGGCGAAATAGGAACGCTTTACCAAGCCACAAACTGGCGATTTTATGGGTTTACGTCGCCGGTCAATTACCTTGTAAGGCCGGATGGAAAGCGCGTAGACCCAAAAATTATTCACAAGTATGCAAAGAAACGCGGCATAACTTCGCAGCAACAAAAGCAAGACTTTATCGACGAGGGTTATACGTTTGAGCGCGGGAGCAGGAAGTTAAAATATTTCCTGACTTTTGGCGACAAGAGAAAAGTTAAAGAGCTGGAGAAATGCCGGCGCGTCACGGTTTATCCATATTTAAAGAGGGATATCGGTATGGAAAACCTTTATAGGGAGTGGAAAGAGGGAAAACCACAATGACAAATATTTCAAGTTACATCGAGCAGGTCGCCAGAACTTACTGGGGTGAGCCGACGATTAAGCGCGGGCACACGCTGCGCTGGGGCAATCACGGGTCAAAGGAAATTGACCTGCGCAAGGGGACTTGGTTCGATTTTCAGGAAAACGAGGGCGGGGGCGTAATTTGCCTCGTAAAGAAAAACGAGCCGACTGGGTTTGAGACAATACCGGAAATTCTGGAGCGCAAGTTTGGCATAGCCAGACAACAGCAGACTACAATCCAGCCATCCAAGTTCATGTCGAAGTGCTATAGCTACGTCGACGAGCACGGCGAGGTTCGCTATGAGGTCGTCAGGTATGAGCCGAAGGATTTTCGGCAGCGCGTGCCGGACGGCAACGGCGGCTACTCTTGGAGCATGAAAGGCGTCGAGGCGTTGCCGTACAACCTGCCGCAGATATTGGCGCGCCCAAATGACCCTATTTTCGTTGTTGAGGGCGAGAAGGCAGCCGATAAAGTAGCTACTTTAGGCCTTTTGGCTACTACCAGCCACGGCGGGGCTAAGAAATGGCAAGGCGTACTCAACAAGTGGTTCGAGGGGCGCAACGTAATCATCCTGCCGGACAACGACGAGCCCGGTCAGCAGCACGCCCAGATGGTGGCGCAA